GGAGTGCGCCATGCACTGCACCGGTCAGTATGCCGACTGGTGGACAGGGCGACGCTTCGATAAGCCGGTCAACTGCTGGGCCGCAGGCGTCACTGGCGAGAGTACGCGCGACAACGTGCAGCGAATACTACTCGGTAGGCCCGGGTCGTACGGTACGGGTGCAATCCCGAAAGCCTCGCTCCTCGGCTATTCATCCACACGCGGAATAGCCGATCTCATCGATACGATCCGCATTCGCCACATATCAGGTGGCGAGTCCACTATCGCGTTGAAATCGTATGAGAAAGGCCGCGAGAAGTGGCAGGGCGAGAGCCTGGACGTGGTGTGGTTCGATGAGGAGCCACCGCAGGACATCTATCTTGAGGGCCTGACGCGCACCAACGCGACCGGCGGCATGGCGTTCATCACGTTTACGCCGCTGCTGGGGCTCAGTAACGTCGTGAGGCGGTTCATCATGGAGAAGGGCCCTGCGACGCACGTCACGCAGATGACAATCGATGATGCAGCGCACTACACGCAGGAGCAACGGGATGCGATCATTGCCTCATACCCGGCATTCGAGCGCGATGCTCGAACACGCGGTATCCCGCAGCTTGGTTCAGGCCGCGTGTTCCCGATCCCTGAGGGATCAATTACTTGCGAGTCCTTTGCACTCCCTGGTCACTGGCCGCAACTATGTGGCCTTGACTTCGGATGGGACCATCCTAGTGCAGCCGCACGGATTGCCTGGGATCGAGACAGCGACACCATCTACGTCATAGCGACGCACCGAGCTCGAGAGGCTACGCCTGCCATGTTTGCAGCGGCGGTGAGGCCATGGGGCGACTGGCTGCCATGGGCATGGCCGCACGATGGCCTGCAGCACGATAAGGGCTCTGGCGACCAGCTGGCTGCGCTCTACAAGGCGCAGGGGCTCAAGATGCATCCTGACCGCGCGACATTCGATGACGGCACCAGCGGCCTCGAGGCGGGGATCGCCGATCTCATCGACCGGATGCAGACCGGGCGGCTCAAGGTGTTCATGCACCTGCGGGACTGGTTCGAGGAATTCAACCTGTATCACCGCAAGGACGGGCTGATCGTCAAGGAAAACGATGACTTACTGTCTGCTACGAGGTATGCAGTGATGATGAAGCGCTTTGCCGTGGTGAAGGGGTTCAAGCCTAAGCGCTTCATGCATCAGCCGTCGCTGCCGAACTCCGAGTCCTGGATGGGCTGATGTCCTCAGGTAATCCACGGCGCATCGACGTGTATCACCGTCACTGGAGCCCAGAGCGGATGAAGAAGCTACGCCAGCTGCAGAAGCCTGACCCGGAACACGTCCGTAAGCTCCGCGCAGGCATAGCCGACTTCCGCATGATGCTGGAACTGCGCGAGAAGCACTGAATGTGGGCTGCATTATCGATAGCTACTGCGGCGACTTGTGCCTTTGTGGGATGAGTGGCGATAAACTTCACCTTTGGCGTCGATGCGGTGGGGGATCTCACCGCTACGATCATCATCCCCACAGCCGAGTGGCAGGCACTCTTGCGTAAGCTGCGGCCGTGGTGGATCTCTCAGATTGGTGGGCAGACGTTCAATTTCGCAGTGCCATTGGGGGCGCTGACGATCACAGCGCAGCCGCCTACGACGCTCAATAGCGGCACCAACGACATATACCCCAGCGGGACTAACCCTGATGGTGTGGTGTTCCCGGGCTTCACGGTACCCGATCCGTTCTCTGGCTACTCGACGTGGTTCCTGTCGCCTGCTGGCGTTGACCCTGCACTTGGTTCGCATCAGGCGGCTGGGTACGTCTATCTGACGCTGCAGGCTGCGCTCAACGACGTGTTCTTTGCCTCAGGACTCGGAGCACGTCGGCTGGTAGTCCGCAATGCGGTCTACAGCCAAGCGGCTGCTGCGGCATTCCCGGGAGTCTCAGGTGTTGCCGGTCAGCCCTACGTAGTGCAGGGCGATCCAGCGGTGAGCGCCCTTCCCTACTTTGACGGCGGCTGGAATGGCTCGAGCTATGCGCCGGTCGGTGGGCTCATCAGCTTCCCGAATACGACGAACTACGTGACGGTCAGGAAGCTCGGATGCCGCAATGCCACACACAGTTGTATCCCCTGCGATGGGACCGTCAGCAACCTTACGATTGAGTATTGTGCAGCGCACGATGTCTACTACAACGTAGCTGGCACTGCCTCATCATCGTTCGTATCGAGCGCTTTTAACCAGTCGCTGACGAATGTGATCGTGCGGTACTGCAACATCTACACGTTTAACAATGCCGCTGCACCATTTGGACCGTTCAATGCCAACTGTGCGCCGTTTGAGACATATGGCAGCAATAACGTCCAGTTCCTGAATAACTACGTTGCCTATGCGAACAGGGGCATTCGCCTGAAGAACGCTGACACGGGATCGGGGGCGACTTCAGGGCACTCGGACAACTGGACGGTACAGAACAACATCTTTTCAAACTGCTATGCAGCGATTGAGCAGGCGACGCAGGGCAACAATGCCAACGGCCTTAGCAACTGGGCGATAAACAATAACCTGTTCTATGGAGCGTTCACTGCCTACGGCAATGGCGGCCATATGACCGGCGCCGCTGGTGGCCTGAACTCGATCTACAATCAGGGCACGAACGTTACGGTCACCAACAATACATTTGGGGAGGATCTTGCTGGAGGTCTTAGTTGGACTGGTGTGTCATCTGGCTTTGTATTCCGCGATAACGTAGTGATGTGCAACGCCAATGCAGGGACCTATCTGCTGCTGACGCCGACTACGGCCAACAACTTCGGCGTCGTATTCTCACAACTTGATTACAACGCTTATCTGAGTTCTGCGAGTGCTCCATGGCAGACTGATGGCGTCCACACATTCGCGACTTTTGCTCAGTGGCAGAACGCATTTACTGCGACTGCTACGCCATGTCTCGCGATTACCGGCAATCCAGATCCTCACGGCACCTCGATAGCTGCGCTCGGCGGCGGGTTCAATACTGAGGTAGCGAACTACCCCGGCTTTGCCTCGCGTAACTATGCATTGGCTGGTGGCTCGCCCCTGCAGACCGCCAGTAGCACAGGTGGAGCGATGGGCTGCAATGTGGCGGCTATCGGCCCGGGGTGGTTTGGTTAGGTGGCCACGCTTCTTGGGGACATTGGAGTTGGTTATACAGCCCAGTTTATTGATAACGTCGCAATTCATTGGCAGCAATTTACGTGCTCAGTTTCAGGGACTGCCAAAACCATCATAGTTGGACATAACAAAGCAGGCGATACGGCCAGAACCGCGTTGTACGATTCAACAGGAAACACGTTCCTAGGTGGTTCTGTTGAGATAGCCAGCACTTTAAGTGGTCTAAACAATTTCGATATATCAGCAGCTAACATTTTATTAGTTGCTGGTACTGATTATCGGGTGGCGATATTTGTCAATCCGGCAGGATCTTCCGCATATTTCAGGCCATTTCAGTCGAGTGTAGCTGGTCCGGTTGCTCCTGCTACTACCATTCTTTTGAATAATTCAAATGCCGCTACCTATCCGACATGGCCTGCCGCCATCAATAATGGTGGTAGCAATATGAGCAATAAAAACGTGCAATGGTATGTGGATGGGACCTTCGGTAGTTCACCGATAATCAGCACCAACCGCTCAACGATCACACTCGACACTCAGGTTTTCTACTAAGGAGCTTCAATGTCCGGCCTCACCTACGTCATGGCGAATACCCCGACTGCCATCACCAATGCTGCGTGGGTAATCGCGCAACTGACGGCTGCGGCTGGCTCGCCACTCACCGTTCACCAGTTCCGCCTGCAATCCTCGGCCCTCACGTCGGCCCAGGCTGTCGTGACGGTGCAGATCGGCACCTATGCCACCGGCACGTCCACTAATACCGTCGCACTCCCGGTCATCAAGCCACTAGTGTTGCGTAATACGGTCGCTGCTGCTGCGACGCCCTATGGCATGACGGCGACGCTCGGGACCACGTTCACGATCTACGACCAGTTCCAGTGGAACATCGCCGCACCGTGGGAGGACACGGCTGGGTTACCAGCAACGAAGTTCGAGCTGCAGGCAGGCAAGGTGTGGGCGCTGATATTGCCGAATGCCTCGGGTACGCCGACGATCAATGCGTCCGTCAAGTTCGAGGAGTATTGATCCATGGCCTCGTCCATCACCTTCTACAACAACTGGAAGCTCAACATCGGGAGAGCGGTGGACCTGGGCGTTGGCGGTACGACCAACTTCAAGGTATCGCTCCATACCTCGACCTATGTGCCGAACGTCGCAACGAACATCGTGTTCGCCGATGCAACCAACGAGCTCACCACGGCCAATGGCTATACCGCTGGCGGCTTGGGACTCACCAATCCGACGTGGACGCTCTCGGGAGGCACAGCGACGTTCACGACGGCGACCAATGCGGTCTGGACGGCATCTGGCGGAAGCATCGTGGCGCGCTATGCAGTGATGCGCGCAGTGGGTACGTTCAATGCGCTCGTTGATCCGCTGATCGCGTACATCCTGATGGATACGACGCCAGCGGATGTCACGGTGACTAGCGGTAACACGCTCACTTTGCAATGGAATGCAAGTGGAATCTTCAGTTTGACCTAGTGATGGAATAACTGTTAATGACGGTCTCGCTCTTACAGGAAGTCGAGACCAGCAGTGCGTCGAACCTAAGTTCGACCATCACGCAGGCGATCACTACCACTGCTGGTAGTGCGCTGCACGTCTTCTGCTGTGCGAACGGCACGAATGTACCGACCTGCTCGGACACGCTGAACGGGACGTTCGCGCTGCTCGACTCGGTGCTATCCGGGATCAACCGGGTAGCGCATTTCGTCATCAGCAACGTGGTGGCAGGAACCACCACGGTCACCGTCAACTACGGCGCGACCTACGGTAATCGCGGCATCCTCATCCGCGAGATCGGC